AGTTGATTGTAAGAAATTAAGTTGTGCATAATGACCTCCACGCACAAAGAATATCATAACAAAGAATTTTCGCTCATTTTTATGACCTTACTATTGTACCACTATCTAGGTAATTTGTCAGGGTTTCTTAACACAACTTAATTGTAGATTGAACAGGGAACTCTTACTCTTTCTCTCCAGTGTCTCACATATCCAGGTCTCCATCTATTTCCAGGAACATATTCTTCACGATAAACAACTTCAGTGCAGATTGGTTCTCGGTAATAAACTCTAGGTTCAAAAGGTTCCCAAAACTCTTTCCAAGTGATAGCACTTGCGGGAAGAGTTACAAACGGTAAAAGTAAAAGTAAGTATTTCATCAGTCTCTTTGTCTCCAGTCGTCTGGTTTATCTCCTGTGAAGAAATCAATAATATCATCAGCACCATTAAATCCAGTGCGATGATTTGATGGGTCTGGGTCACCAATATCCAGAGCATTCAAAAATCCATCCATACTATCTTCTCGCATATCAGGATTCGCAGCACGGCGTCTTGCTTGCCTTAAAAGTGTTGCAGCAGAACGATTTGCTTTTGCAAGTTTTTCGCACCAAATCATATCACTTAACTCTACAGATTCGCCTTTTACAATTCGCTCGCAGATTGCTTCAAGGCGAAGACGGTATTGTGTGGAGAGCATATGTGTTATTCAGATAATGATTATTTATTTCTTGATTCTAACTCTTCCATCAACTCCTTTGCAAGTTGATTTGAGCGTCTCCACATCAAATACTTTACAATCGGATTCGCGGGATTGTGTAATATCCACCACTTTGTCTTCTCATATTGTACTCTTGCAAGTTGAGTTAGCATATAAAATGCCCTCGCTACTGATTGGTCTGTAGCAATAAAATACAAAACAAAAGCAAATATAATCAACCAAAAGGTGTATAAACTCATTGTCTTAAAGTCTTTAGATATTCTAAGACTTGTTCACGAACTGCCATTAGTTCATTGTAACAAAGTTGGTTGTGAGCACAATTACGAAGTTCTGGATCTGGTTTCAATACACTTTCCTCAAAGAGTGTCACTCCACGATTCCACTTTTCAATTTGAGATTCTTCATTCATTTTTTTACTACTTTAACGGGACAGGAAGGAACAACTTTGCGGATTTCTTGTATAATTTCAGTTCTTTGAACTTCAGTTAATCCTACAACTCTAGTAATGCGTTGAATAACACTCAATGCGTCAGAGCAAGTAATGATGGTTGCAGTAAGAAATACAACCATAGTTTTCTCCTATTCTACTACTATTTAATGCAGTTTATAAAATTTTAATAATTAGTCCCAACTCACATTTTCAAGAAGAACACCTGGCATCACATAAGACCAACCGGTTCCACCAACTTTATAATCCCACTTGTACTCAAACTTGTTATGACTGTCCCAAGTGACGAATCCTTTCTCTTTATCAAAACGCGATTTAATAGTCAAACCAAACTTATTGGAGAAGATGTTACGAGTTCTCAATGCACCACCAGTTTCCCGTGTTTCAATGACTTTACAAACATCTTCATAAGTTTGAATACCGTACTCTAGAATGCAGTTGGTTTCATATGTAAAAGGACGATAGACTTTTGCCTTTGGAACTACTGGTGCAGTCTGTGCAAACACAGGAGAACTAAACAAAAGTGCTGCAAGAACAATCAGTTTTTTCACTTTACAACCTCCCAGTGTTCGTTACCAACTTTAGGAACCCAAGTGCAGTATTGCCGATTGATAGAAACCAAGAATAATTTATCATCAGTTTCTTGTTCCACTTCCATTGCGTGAAGTGATTGCATAATATTCACGAATCTGTTCTTTGCTTTTGAACTTTTCGGAATAATATTCACAAATTTCTTTTTTGTTTTTGAAGCTTTCATAGTGATCATAGTTTTATCAACCTCCACAAAGGTCATTGTACAGAGTTTTCAAAGGGTTGTCAAGAGGTAATAATCAGGATAGAATGTTCTCAAAGATGACTCCAGTAAGTCTTGTTGCCCAATGAAAAAACCATAGGGTTGATGTGATGAAAATGAGTCTGTCTAGACTTGAATACCGCATAAGGTCTCTGTGGGTATGAACCTACTATAAACCCCTCACAGGGCATCCTGGAGGGGTCTGTGGACGGTTTTAAAAGTGTCTACTGGTAAAAATAGTCTCTCACATCAGTCACTTCTTTAATACTTTTAAACTTTTGAATCGTTTCTTTGTCCACAAGATCTGGATGAACCCACCAATCTTCAAATGGTGTTTTATCGTCCTGTGATACATTTGTTACTACCAACTCATAACCCCAAGACTTTAGATAGTTTCTGGATTTTGTTCGATAAGTTGATGTCATATCCACATAATGATCGTGTTCATAAGTAATCACAGCAAACTTATACTGGTCAAAAGGAATTGCTGTAAGAATTTCAAATGTAGTCTTGGAAGGTTCACAATCAAGTTGTAGGTAATCAATCTCTTTTGTGGTATAATGTGTGTTCAGTAGTTTCTCATAATCAATCGTTGTTGCATCTTTACAAATAATTGGATTAGACCTTTGTTCTACAAACATCTTACAAAGATGTTCTAAAATCTCAACTGATACTCCTTTCCATCCAAAGTCTTTTTCTAAGATAGCACTGTTATTTTGGAAGATTGGTTCTTGTGCTCCAATCTCTAGATAAGTTCCATTTCTCTTTCCATTGAGTATTGATAAGATAAACATATCTTGTAATGCTTGACCATTACTCTTTTCAATGTTTTCTAAACCAGGAAACTTATACTTAAACTCTTGATATCTTGACTTCTCATACTTGATACTCTTTGGAACCCAACAACCAAGATTCTGAAGATTACTTGCCACCATATCATAGTGTAGTTTATCGAGTTCATAGTTATTCTTCAGGTCCTGGAACAAGTCACGACATTCTTGAGATTTACCCCACCAATAAGAACACACTGCTTTCTCAAAAATCAGACCATATTTACCAGGATAATCTACATCTGTTGGAAGTGGTTCTAAATCAAAATCACATACATTTAATCCAAGTGTTGTAGTTGTGTAGGAATCAGAATACATTTTGTTCCATTCTTCGTGTCTTGCGAGGAGGAAATATGCCTCAGGTCTCTTTGGAAGAAGATTGATTGCGTGTTGATATAATCCTTTGACTGTATAATTTCTGTTACCTTGATTATGAAAACACGAAGCCATATGAAGCAGACATTCATAAGCGAGCAGAGAATCTTCTGTTCGATCTGCTGCTCTTAAGTAATAAGAAATTGCAGAAGCAGTTTGCTTTCTTTCGTGATACCATCGTGCCAACTCATAATTGCGAATTGGATTTTCAGTATCATAAGCATAAGCAATCAAAGGGTTCGTATGAATGTTCATAATAGTTTTAATGTCTGCTTGATTTTCTTTCCACCAGTTTGAGACATATTCTGAAGCAAAGTGATGATTGGGTTTCTGACCATTTTCTAGTTCAGTGTCGTTGAGATTTGTAGAATCAATTCTTGTGTTTTCTACAAATAAAGGGCACATATAAACTTTTCCAAAATTAGTGAAGAATAAACTTTCACCAATCGGCATAATTTCACTGTCTTTGACTTCAAGATTATAAGTTTCTCCAATACAACAGTGCTGAATGATGCGTTTTACATAATCTCTCTTGAGAATATATGCAGTAATTGCCCAATCATCCCACAGTCTTTCTCTTAAACAGACTTGGTTGAACTCTCCACGAATTGAAAGAAGTTGAACTGCTTCCCAATCACTTGGAAGATTATTTACAAATTCTTCCCAAGTAAAGTTCCAGTGTTCTACAGTTTCAAGAGATAAATCATCCTCACAGAAGAATCCATAAGGTTCATCTGTGCTGTAATACCAATCCTTAAATGCTTTGAGATGTGAAACAGTACAACCTTTTACTGGATCAGTCAGACTATTCGCATACTTTCCTGTGATAATATCATCAGACTCTGCAAATCTTTTGGACTTGATAGGAATTGGAGTGATATTATATTGTCGGAATTGTTTTGTAATTAATTCTTGCCTCACAGTATCGTCTTCTAGTGTTACATAACGAACCGATGATAATCCTCTCAGTTTCATACAAACTCCTCCATCAAATGACCAGGAACTCTTAGAATATATGCAGCATTATCTTGGAATCCAAAAGTAAGTAGATAATCGTCTTGATATTTTGCCATTCCGCAGCAGAATTCAATCTGACCTTCTAGGAATGAGAACACTGGCGAGAACTTTTGAATATTCCAATCTTTATCCCAGTATGTGAATTTATGGCGATAGGTTGCATTCTTTCTTCCTGCTTCTGACTTAAACAAATCAGTTTCGTGATTGATTGTTAAGTATCCATCTTTATATGGTAGAACTTGAGAACCACCACGGAGATCTTTTGGTGCTTGAACCCAGTCCTTAAGAACTATTGTCTCTGTACGATTCTCTTCTGGTATTGTTTTAACAACTTCTGTACCATTTGTCCATTTTACAAAGTGAAAAGGTTGATCTAAAATAGGCATCCAGTTCTTATTGCAGTATTCATTATCAGGTGGTGGTCCAGGAATACGAAATCTTGAAATTTCTTTGACTTCATTATCAGTAAATTCAAGTTCAGAAAGTTCCATTCTTCCTGTACCAATCGTGTCCAAATCTCTACGAACACCAGTTAAGTAGAACTTATTATTCCATTTGATTAATCTAGCATCTTCAAGACCTACGAATTCCCATAGTGGTTTTTGATCAAAAGCAGAAGTGTCTACTTTAGACCAATGAGAAATATCCAGATTCTCATTCAACTCGCAAATGAAATTGGTTGTTGTGAGTGTAATATCGTTCTCTGGATTGAGATAAACTAATGGACCGTATTGGTGCTCAAATTTGTTTAACTCTGAATGATAAAGAGTATATTGAATGTGCCGAACATTAACTAATATCTTTCCGTCGTCTACAAAAACTGATGGATTACAAAGACCAGTACCATTCGTGTGCTCTGCCGGAATGAGTAGTGGTTTGATTGTACCACCATTTTCAAGAGCAAATTTTACAAAATTCATAAACCATTATGTGTTCTTATTGGTATTTATTTTACTCTTTTGAGACCTTTTTGTTCAGTTCTACTACAGCATCAATCAGCATTGCAATCAGTGGAATGTAACTTACTGTTTTACGATTATTCAGTGAACTCCGATTTACCAGTTCTGGTAAGATCTTTTCAAGTTCCTGTGCAATTACACCATAAGACTTCTTACCATTCTCTTTCCAATTAAATGAAACTGGATTGATTTGTTTGAGAATATCAATGCTGTTTGCTAGACTTTCTACATTCGTCTTGAGATTTGCATCAGAAGTTGAGTTCAAGTCAGTACAAGTCACAGTTCCGCCCACAGTTAGATCACCTGTACTTGGATTGAATGAGAAAGCCGTTGCTGTAGTTCTTATAGAAGGTGTTTGAACTCCCGCTCCAGCAACAAAGACTGGATAGAATGTTGAGTTTGTTGTGACTGCAGTGGAATTCAATGCGGTTCCTGGACCTATTGCACCTTGAGATCCTAATGTTCCTTGAGAACCTTGAGCACCCGATGCACCTTGTGCCCCTGATGTTCCCTGAAGACCTTGAGTACCTTGAGAACCTGTAGATCCTTGAGCACCAACAGAACCTTGAGAACCTTGAGAACCAGTAATACCTTGAGCACCAACTTGTCCCTGTGCTCCTATGGAACCCTGAGAACCTGTAGATCCCTGTGATCCAACATTACCCTGAGCACCTGTAGATCCTTGTGCTCCTGTAGAACCCTGAGCACCTGTAGAACCCTGAGCACCTGTAGATCCTTGAGCACTTAAACCACCTTGAATACCTTGAGTGCCTTGGGCACCTAAAGTTCCTTGAGTGCCTTGTGTTCCTTGAGAACCAACCACGTTTGCAAGTTCATAAGCATAGATGACTGGACCAGTATTTTCACCAAAGTTCCAATTGCCACCTGCTAAAGTTGTAACTTTCAGAATATATGTTGTTATTCCGGCAGTTGGTGTATCAATTACAGATAATGCATATGGTGCATTTTCACTTCCCCCAGAAGCTTCAAATTGGATATCATTTCCAATTGGAGTTGTTCCTCTGTATAGTTGTAATCGACCCCAAGTGTTAGCAGTTGCGTTTTCGGCATCACCAGTTACAACAACCTGAACTGGATTACCATTTGTTGTAATAGTGACGGTAACAATTCCAACTGGGAACGAAGCAGAACTTAGAACTGTTTGTTTTGTTCCAAGTGTTTGTGAATAATTTAATGATCCAACAACAGCAGCAGGTCCTTGAACACCTTGAGTACCTTGAACACCTTGATTGGAAAGACCTTGAACACCTTGAAGACCTTGGGTTCCTTGAGTGCCTTGAGTTCCGATTGCACCTTGAGAACCTATTGTACCCTGAATACCTTGAGCACCTTGCAATCCTTGAGTGCCTTGAGTTCCGACTGCACCTTGAGAACCTGTTGTACCCTGAGTACCTTGGGTTCCTTGAGAACCTACAGCACCTTGAGTTCCAGTATCACCTTGGATACCTGTAGTTCCTTGAGTACCTACAGAACCTTGAGAACCTACAGCACCTTGAGCACCAGTTTCACCAACTGTACCTTGTAATCCTAGTGTTCCTTGGAGACCTTGGGTTCCTTGTGTTCCTTGAGTACCTACACTTCCTTGAATACCAGAGGTTCCTTGTGCTCCCGTTTCTCCTACAGCACCTTGTACACCAAGAACACCTTGGGCACCGATTGAACCTTGAGTTCCTTGAGTGCCTTGAATGCCAGCATTACCTTGAATACCAGTAAGACCTTGAGAACCAGTTGTTCCTTGAAGACCCTGTAAACCTTGAGTTCCCTGCGTTCCTTGAGTTCCTTGAGTGCCTTGAGCACCAACATCACCTTGAATACCAATTATACCTTGAATGCCTTGAGCACCTTGTAATCCCTGAAGTCCTTGAGTTCCCTGTGTTCCTTGAGTGCCTTGAGCACCCGTATCACCTTTATCACCAGTTCTCGCAAAAGTAACAACAACATCAAGGTTATTGTTAAATGACGTAGAAACACCTGAATTATATGCAACTGGAACAGCAAAGAAACCTTCTGCTTCATAATGAGTATGAACTCCTACTATTGAAAATAGAGAAAAATTCGCTGGATTTACTTTTTCCTTAATTGTAAAGTGTCCTTTAATTGCTGAAGTGGAGTCATCAATTGTATTAAGGAAACTTGTAATATCAACATTTAAGTCATCTTTGTAACTGATATAAGCATATAATGCGGTGCTTATCCCAGTCTCATTAAAACGGAATACACCTGGAGTTAGTGTAGTAATTCCAGCAGTTGTAATACCAGTACTAAAAGTATAATCAAAGGCAGCACCACCAAAACTACCTTCAAGACCTTGAGCACCAACTAAACCCTGTACACCCTGAATACCTATTATACCTTGAGTGCCCTGTAATCCTTGAAGTCCTTGAGTTCCTTGAGTGCCCTGAAGACCTTGTAGACCTTGAGTGCCTTGTGTTCCTTGAGCACCAGCATCACCTTGAATACCAGCAAGACCTTGAGAACCTGTTGTTCCTTGGAGACCTTGTAATCCTTGAGTTCCTTGTGTACCTTGAGCACCTACAGCACCTTGAATACCAGATAATCCTTGAGCACCTAGTTCTCCTTGTAATCCTTGAGTTCCTTGAATACCATTGATTCCTTGAGTTCCTTGAGAACCAGTAGCACCTTGAGCGCCCGTTTGTCCTACTGAACCCTGTAATCCTAGTGTGCCTTGTGTTCCTTGAGTACCTTGTGTTCCAGTAGCACCTTGAGCACCAGTTTCTCCAACAGTTCCTTGAGCACCAACTTGACCTTGGAGACCAATAATACCTTGAGCACCCTGTAATCCTTGAGTGCCTTGAGTGCCTTGAATACCAGCATCACCCTGAATTCCGATAATACCTTGAATACCTTGAGCACCTTGTAATCCCTGCAATCCTTGAAGACCTTGAGTGCCTTGTGTTCCTTGAGCACCTACATCTCCTTGAATACCAGCAAGACCTTGAGCTCCCTGTTTACCTTGCGTTCCTTGAGTTCCTTGAATACCCGCATCACCTTGAATACCAGCAAGACCTTGAGATCCTGTAGTTCCCTGTAAACCTTGAAGACCTTGAGTGCCTTGAGTGCCTTGAATACCAGCATCACCTTGAATGCCACTAAGACCTTGGATACCAATTATACCTTGAGTTCCTTGAGTGCCTTGTAAACCCTGTAAACCTTGAGTTCCTTGAGTACCTTGTGCCCCAACAGAACCTTGGGCACCAACATCACCTTGAATACCAGCATCACCTTGGATGCCCATCAATCCTTGAGTTCCTTGTAATCCTTGAGTGCCTTGTAATCCTTGAGTGCCTTGAATACCCGCAAGACCTTGAGATCCTGTAGTTCCCTGTAAACCTTGAAGACCTTGAGTGCCTTGAGTTCCTTGAATACCAGCAAGACCCTGAGATCCCGTTGTTCCCTGAAGACCTTGAGTTCCCTGAGTGCCTTGAGTTCCCTGAGTGCCTTGAGTTCCCTGAGAACCCACTAAACCTTGAGCACCAATATCGCCTTGAACACCAGCATCACCTTGGATGCCCATTAATCCTTGAGTTCCTTGTAATCCTTCAGTTCCTTGTGCTCCTACATCACCCTGGATGCCCGAAAGACCTTGAGATCCTACAGAACCTTGAGAACCTACATCACCTTGAATACCAATAGAACCCTGCGCTCCAAGTTGTCCTTGAGCACCTACATCACCTTGAACACCAGAAAGACCTTGAGATCCTACGGAACCTTGAGAACCTACATCACCCTGAATACCAATAGAACCTTGAGATCCTAACTGTCCTTGTATTCCAGATGTTCCTTGTGCTCCAGAAAGACCTTGAATACCAGCAAAACCTTGAATACCCGCATCACCTTGGATGCCCATCAACCCTTGAGTTCCTTGTAATCCCTGAGTGCCTTGAGTTCCTTGTAAACCTTGAGTTCCTTGTGTACCTTGCGTACCTTGAGAGCCCGTATCTCCTTTATCACCAGTTCTTGCAAAGGTGATAATAACATCTAAATTATCACTAAAAGAAGTAGAAACACCCGAAACATAAGCAACGGGAACTTCAAAGAATGTTGTATCGTGAGAGTGGAATCCAACAATTGCAAACATTGTACTGTTTGCAGTATTTGTTTTTTCAGATATTGTAAAATGACCCTTAATTACTGATGTTGAGTCATCAATTGTCTGTAGATAATTAAAAACAGAAACTGCATTATCATCAAAATCACTGATATAAAGATAAGTTGCTGTACTAAGTCCTGTCTGATTAAGTCTCGCAATACCAGTAGTAATTCCAACAGTTGTAATACCAGAGCTGAATGTGTAATCAAAAGCAGCACCACCAAAAGAGCCAGTGGTTCCTTGAAGACCTTGAATGCCAGTCAGACCTTGAATACCAATTATACCTTGAGTTCCCTGGAGACCTTGAAGACCCTGTGTTCCTTGAGTTCCCTGGAGACCCTGTAATCCTTGAGTTCCTTGTGTGCCTTGAGTTCCTTGTGTGCCTTGAGTTCCTTGAGTTCCTTGAGCACCAAAGTTACCCTGAATGCCTGATAACCCCTGAATACCAATCGATCCTTGAGCACCAATTGAACCTTGTGCTCCAATAGATCCTTGAGAACCATAAGAACCTTGAGTTCCTACGGCACCTTGAATACCAATAGATCCTTGAGCACCAATAGAACCTTGTGCTCCAACAGATCCTTGTGATCCAACAGATCCTTGAATACCAATTATACCTTGAGTGCCTTGTGTGCCTTGAACACCAATATCACCCTGAATACCTACATCACCCTGAATACCAATAGAACCTTGAATTCCTTGTGTTCCCTGTGTGCCTTGAGAACCAACAGAACCCTGAGTTCCTACATTACCTTGAATACCAATAGAACCTTGAGTTCCCTGAGTACCTTGATTTGAAAGACCTTGAACACCTTGAAGACCTTGAAGACCTTGTGTTCCCTGAACACCTTGAAGACCTTGAAGACCTTGAGTTCCTTGTAATCCTTGAGTTCCTTGTGAACCTTGAGCACCTAAAGAACCTTGAATTCCTATCCCACCCTGAATACCTTGAGGTCCAAGTAATCCTTGAATTCCAACAAAACCTTGACTTCCAAGTATTCCCTGGGTTCCTTGTGTAGATTGTGTTCCTTGAAGACCTTGTAATCCTTGAGTACCTTGCGTTCCTTGTGTACCTTGAGTTCCTTGGAGACCTTGTAATCCTTGAGTACCTTGAGTTCCTTGTGTACCTTGAACACCTTGTCCCGCAAAAGCACCGTCTAAACCCTGAGTTCCCTGGAGGCCCTGAAGACCTTGAATTCCGGTCGTTCCTATAACTCCTTGAGTTCCCTGAACACCTTGAAGACTATCCGCTTCTCTTGCCACCCTAAGAGAAGGAGTGTATCCTACTGTAACGTTATAACTTGTGCTTCCTACTGAAACTGAAGGCATTAGATTGACTCACTAGGGTTTACTAGCACCATTCCATCAACGACTTTAGTTTTCTTGCCTGCCGATGAGGTAATCATTACATCATAGTAATATCTTCCTGCCTTTAAGTCCTTACTGACTGTATTTGCAAGAGATACAACAACTTGTCCCGCAGCAGATACAATTCCAACACCAAATGGAGTAGAGGTTGCAGATTCTGGAAACTTACGAATCTTTGCAACTCCTGTATGTCCAGTTAAGTCCAAAGGACTACCATCGGGATTATTCACAGTAAAAACTTCCTGATAATCTGTCCCTTGTTCTATAACGATATTAACTGCAGCGACAGCCATAACTTGAAAATTTTTAAGTATTTATGATAGAATACATACTATAGAATCGTGGTATATATGAGTTCTTTTCTTAAAAAGGGATGGTATTATCTTCCTGAAATTATCACACCTGCAGAGGCACTGGAGATTAAGTATAAGAATCTCTGTGGTGCGGTAAGAGAACTTGGAAGTTTAAAAGGACATCACGATCCAGAAAGAGGAAGAGTCTTAACTTGTTATGCTCCACCAACTTGTACTTATATTATGTGGAGACTTAAACCAGTTCTTGAGCAGTTAGTTGGAGAAGAACTGTTACCTACTTATTGGTTTTCTACAACTTATCATAAAGGTGGTTGGATGAACTGCCATACCGATCGTCCATCTTGTGAAGTATCAGTTACGATGAACATCTGTGGTGATGCTGCGTGGCCTATAAAAATCAAAGACTTGGAAGGAAAGAATAGAGCAGTGGTCACTCCAGTTGGTCACGGTGTTGCATATCTAGGAACTCAAGTAGAACATTGGAGAAGTCCATTAAGAACTCACGATAATGATCGTTTTATGCAATTATTCTTACACTTTGTAAGAAAAAACGGTCAGTATGCAGATTATGCATTTGACCGTAGTGATAAGTGTTATCAGTTGTTGAATCTAACAAGACCTAATTAATCACTCAACAAGAGGATCATTAATCATATGAACACTTCTAAGTTCTGCAACATAAGCATCATAGGTTGCTTGGTCTACTGATACTGAGGCAGGTGCAGTAGGAAGCGCAAGTGGAAAAGTTGTTGCTTCAGGAAGATCACGGAGAGACTGTCTCCAATCTTTAAAAGCAGTAGAAAGATTAGTTCCTTGCTCTTTTGCTTTGATTACAATCCAATCCGTTTGTGCAAGTAGATCATCTCTGTACTTACGAATAAAGTTCCAACGCTTTGCCTCTTGTCTTGCATCATAAGCAGCAATCTCTGCATCCCATTCTGCTTGAGTAAGAACTTCCAGTCCCTCTACTTCGTTGATTGTAGTGGTGTCTGGGCAGTTTGCAAGAAAGAACTGAATATTATTTTCATCAGTCAGTGTATGAACTCCTTCAAGACCTTCGATGTTTGGTCCCATTGTTCCAAACATTGGTCTTGTAAAATGTTCGGGAGTTGTTGCAAAAACATCTGGATTATCTCTATCGACCAAGTAATGTTTTACAAGTTGAGTCATTTTATCTTCTAAAATACTTTCTTTTTATTTATGGGACCTTGATTCCATACTTTTGTTCTATCTCTCTATCTTG